CTATACAAATTATTTAATCGACCTAACGTATTACAATCTAAGTGGGAATTCCTGCAACAAGGAAAGATAATGGAAGAGGTCGCTGGTAACGCTTTTATATATGGCAACAGCGCGTCAGGAAAAATAGATGCAAAGAATCTCGCAGCCTTGTGGAACGTATGGCCACAGTGCATGGAATACAAATTATCCGGAAATTATTTTGAAGCTACGAGAGTCGAAGATGTTATTGCTGGATGGAAATTCAAAGCAGGAGATTATGAGAAAGCATGGCAGCCTCATGAGATCATGCATAAAAATAAACCAAATACAGAAATTTACGATGGACTAATTTTTGGTAGGAGTCCAGCGCAGTCCTTGGTTCGGCCATTATCAAACATCGCTTTAGCGTATGAGTCTCGAAATGTGGTAATGGCCAACCAAGGAATGTCCGCTATTATATCGGCACAACTTGATAAGGATGGACTATTGCCTTTACTACCTGACGAAGATGATCCAACTGCAAAGGCTCTTAAGAATTTCGGTAACCTCCACGGACAGAACAGAATGTGGGTCAGTCCCTATCCTGTTAATGTAACTCCTATGAATCAGAACGTTCAGGCGTTAGGATTATTCGAAGAGATAAGAGATGATGCAGCTGTAGTCGCTAACGCATATGGCATACCAAAAATATTATTGGAGTTAGCGATTAAAGGAGCCACGTATGAAAATCAAGAAGCAAGTGTACGTAGGCTATATCAAGGCACTCTCATACCTGAAGCTGAAGATTATTTTATTGCGCTTAACTATTTCCTTAACCTTCATGATACACCGTGGGTGGTCATCCCGTCATTTGCTCATGTGGCTTGCTTACAAGAGAGCGAAGAACAAAAGGAAGGCACTCGTAAGACACGCGCTGAAAGAATGATGGCAGAGATTAGTGCACAAGTAAGAACACGTGACGAGTATAGAGCAGATATGGGAATGGAGCCGTTGCCTAAAGTAGAACCTGAAGGTGGAAAACCTGAGGGGCAAGACACGGCTACCTTACAAGCGCAAGCTCAACTAAGAGGAAGCGTTGGTGGAGTACAGGGCATACTAGGAATACAATCTAGTGTAGCAGCTGGAACAACATCATATGATGCCGCACTTAGTATGTTGGTAATAGTATATGGATTTAACGAACAGGACGCAAAGTCTTTACTCGGCACACCAGAACCTATCGAAGTAGTATCAACATCACAGCCAGCTATAGGTACAGGAGAGGAAGTAGATGCTGACGAGACGGACGAACCTATGGAAGCAGAAGAAGATATAACCGAAACGGAAACAGAAAACAACTAACATGGAGAAAGATGGTTTAACATACGAAGAAAGACAAGCCATGCGAAATGGTGAATTAACGCCTGAACAGTATAAGGCACTTCGTGATAAGAAACGAGAACAGGTGCGTAAGCAACACGAGCAAGCATTAATAAGTGGTAAGCTAGTATACAAAGATGGCGATAACAATAATACTACTAAGCGTTAGTGCTGCAACAATTGGAACTATGTTATGGCTAGTACATTGGCAGCCCACTAAAGATAATAAAGATGAAACTACAAAGCATACCAAAGTTCAGGACAAAGAATGAACTACACAAATTCATTAAGGATAACCAGGACACCTTAATGGCAGAGAAGAGAATGCAAACAAAATTTGCAGACTCGTTTTGTTATAGTCCCTCTATACAAGCAGAAGCTGTAGCACAAACATCCGAAATGTTTAAGGCTATAAGTAACGGTGAGCCCATCTCTACTAAAGGACAACTCAAAACCTTAGTAGTAATTAACTCCACTAATATCATAGACTCCTATCTTGATATGCACGTGCCATCTCTATGGAAGAAAAGTTTGATGGAGAACAAGAATATAAAATTCCTACAAGAGCATGATATGAAATTCGATAAGATCATTGCTGATAAGGGTGATCTAAAAGCGATGGCAAAGTCTATGAGATGGAGTGAGCTGGGTCTCCCATATAAAGGAGTAACAGAAGCACTTGTCTTTGAAGCGCTTGTAAAACAAGAAAGAAATCCTTATATGTACGAGCAGTATAGTAAAGGTAATGTGGATCAGCATAGCGTGGGTATGCAATACGTTACTATGGTACAGTGTATTGATAATGAAGATAAATACTTTAAAGAGGAAAAAGAAAATTGGGACGCATACATATCCCTTGCTGTGAATCCGGAAGCAGCAGAAGAGTATGGATTTTTTTATGCAGTAACCCAAGCAAAGGTTATTGAGGGCAGCGCTGTTGTATTAGGTGCCAACAATGCTACGCCTACGTTGTTAGTAGATGAGATGGAACCAGCCAAGTCTATTCCAGTTAGCACGCAGGAGCCGAAGAAACTCACTCCAATAATTGATTACGATTACCTAATGGGTCACATTAACTTATTTAAAACTAAAACATTTTACGAATGAAACTTAAAATTGGATTGCGTTTATTTCTCGCCAGCGTGTTCTTTATACTGGGCATGCTGTCTGGTAACTGGATTGCCGGTGCGATAGGAGTTGTACTCTGTGGTATGTTCTTGCCTACATGGAAGTTCACACCCGGATACTTGAACAGTGGTACCATGAGTGCTGAAGACGAGCTTAAGCAAATGAAATTGCTTGAGAAGATGAGCGAACAGACAGTTGCTCTTCTTAACAAAGCAACACAAGGTCACATTAAGAAAGAAGATTTCGACACTGAGATCAAAAAACTCAATGATTCTTACAAGAAGCTAAGTGATGATTCTATTACTGAACTTAAGAAAAGAGTAGATGAGTATGCTAAAGGAAATCAAGATGCTATCGATGCAGCTACTAAAGCACAAGAAGAAGTTAAGGAACTGAAACTTGATCTTAAGAAGTTTCAAGAGAAAGCAATTGATCCGTCTAATAAAGATAAGGTTACAAGTTTCAGACAAGCACTTAAGGATGCCTTCAATGAAATGAATACTAAGACAGGCGGAGCAGTTATCAAGACTATTAAAGATAGTAATGGTGAGCGTCTCTCTATGTCCGAGTATTTTCAGAACGGTGGTAAGCAAGCAGTTACCCCAGTAATGCAGATCAAAACTCTAGTCGATATGCTGGAGTCCTCTATCGTTCAGAATCAAGTACAGCTTGTTCGTCTTACTGAGCTTGATCCTAATAGAGTTGGTTTCCCTCTGAATCCATACCAACACGCTGTAGCTATTTTCCCTATTAAGAATATGGCCAAGCCTGCCATGTCAATTCTCGTTGCTTACGAATACGAAAACGGAGCAGGGGCAAAGACGGAAGGTAGTGCGCCTAGCAAGTCAAGCTTCAAGTTGAAGACGGTAGAATTCAAAGCTTGCGTTATTGCAACTTACTTCACGCTGTCCGAAGAAACGCTTGACGATCTTGAAGAAGTTATGGACGAGATTGCAATCATCGCACCTGATAAGATATTGGATAACTTTGACGACAAGGTTTTCCGTACTACTGGAGCAGATGATAGCACTGATATTCTTGGTCTATTCTCTTCAAGTAAATCAACGGCGTTTGCTTTCAACACTTATATTGGAGAGTTCGAACTTGGTAACTTGATCGACCTTATCCAAACAATGAAGTTGCAAGCAGAAGGTAATGGATACCGACCTGATATGGTAGGCTTGCATCCACGTGACCTTAACAAACTTGCTGCCGAAAAGAATACACTCTCTGACGACTTGAATACTCGTCGGGTATTCTATGATAATCTTGGCCAGCCTACTTTCGTATGTGGTCTTAAGATCGTGTTGAATGCAGAGATCGCTGCGAACACTTGCTTCGTTGCTGACTCTCGTATGGTTTGGATTGGTCGTAGGAAGGATATGCAGTTGACTATCGGTTATAACGGTACTGACTTTACAGAAGGACAGCGCACGGTTATGATTTCGATTCGTCTTGCGTTTGGTGTAAGAGATCCACTAGCGGTTATTTATTCTGCTAGTAATACTCAGAACATCGCTTGGATTACACATTCTTAATTCCTAACGGATAAAGGACATGGCTAAACTAATTTTATATGGTGGTCTGCCGTTTCTTAAAACGATCGTTGCTCTTTATGGAAAGAAGATGCAAAAGATTGAGTTGACGAACGAAGACTATCAACAACCAGTAGCTGAAGTAGCAGTAGAAGAGCAACCTCAAGGAGAGATTGAAGTTACTACTGAAGCAGAGGCAGAAGTGAAACCTAAGAAGAAAAAGAAATGAACTTCGTAACCGTCTCTGACTTTGATAAGATTCCATATAATCTTCCAAACGGTGATACACAAAACACCGACTTTGAAGATTTTATGGGAGTAATGGAACAAGAGGTGTTAAGGAAACATCTTGGGCATCTATTATATGACGATCTAATCGCAAATGGATTGGTCGCTCCAGCGCAGAGACTTGCGAGTTTAATTAACGGTGCGTATTACGAGTACAGCGATATCACGTATAAGTGGGTAGGGTTAAACAAAATGTTGATACCATATCTATACGTCGTGAGAACCAATGCTACTCTTGATAGTCACACAGGCACGGGTATAAATGTACCTAGCGTTGAGAATGCAGATAAGATCAGTTTCAGACAGAGGGCATCAAGAGCGTGGAATGTATTCGCTGATGCTTACGGAGTTTGTAAGAGCCATCGTAATTCGTTATATGGTTTTATACAAGCTAATCTGATCGACTATTCTGAGTTCGTCTATCGTGATCCTAAACACATGAATCCTTATGGGCTATAGGTATATCACGGATGACATAGAGACAGTAGTTATAAAGATGAACTACTACATTAAGAAGATGCAAGACAAGAAACAGAACGTTCCTTGTAGTGAAGTTTATTTTTTATGTGGTACGGCATCGGAGATTAATGTTCAACTCTTAGATAAGAGCGCAGACTCAACGCATAAGTATAGGAAGTATCCGCTTGTTATGCTCAGAACTCCGTCACCAGATTCTATATTGACTGGTATGGTAGATGACTCATTGAATATTGCTATAGTAAATCAAGCAACAAAGCCTGGATTAAAAACCCATGAGAGAATGGAGCTGGTATTCAAGCCAATTCTTTTTCCTCTCTATGATTTATTTGCTAGGGCAATACGCAATGTTGGAATCTTTACTTGGGAAGGAGAGCGTGACAGCTTGCCAGGACAACGCATCATTATTCCTTGTTACGGTAATAGCTTGGAAGGTAGTGCACAAAATAAGTTTAGCGATCCATTAGATGCTATTGAGTTAGTAGATTTAAAACTTAATCAAACAATTAATAACTGCATAATATAAAATGTCATTAAACACTTGCACAACATTAATTAAAAAGAACATGGGTATTAGCCGGTGCAATAAATTGCCTGGCAAGATCGTAAGTATGATCACTACTCCTGAGTCTTTTGAAATCGATGCCGATACGCTAGTTGACCAAGAACTTTTGTTTGCCGCATTGAATGAGGCAATACTTGAGGGGCAGGCAACTCGTATTTACAAATGGCCTGATTTCGTGAACATGGAGCAGATAAACAAAGAGGCAGCGTATGAAGATACTGCCTATTCGTATTTGCCCATAGATGATGGACAGTACAGATGGAGACCAAGTATTCGTGAGAATCTTTGTATCCACCGTGCTATGTATACCCATCGTGCGAACAGTGGTAGGATAATCGCAATCGATCATCTTAACCAACTCTTCTTGACTGAAAAGTCAAACGGAGCAGCGGCCGGATTCAGAATACAAACTTTGAATACGGAGAAACTTTTATTGAACGATGGATCTGTATCCACTAAGTCACCAATCGTTATTGCTCTTAAGAACAATCTTGAGATTGATAAGACGGGATTGTTAGCGACACTAGATTCTGTAGGTGAACTCTATAGGATTGTGGACGTAGCTATCGAAGTAGTGACCGTACTGGCGCAACAGATCGTAGTCATTGTAACAGCAGAATGTGATGGGACAGGTATTGAAGGTTTGGCCCACGCTGACTTTATCCTTAAGGATGCAGCCGGTGCGGTTCAAACTATTAATGGTTTCTCAGAACAAGGAGATGGACAATATACTCTAGCGAAAACATCTGGCTCTTGGGTCGATGGTACGTTGGAGTTGAAGCCACCATCCACGCTCTCGTTAACTCCATACGAGTTACCTGAGCCTGTTGATATTGATATACCATCTTAAACCTGTAAATTAAAAAGGCAGCCGAACAACAACTTGTTTCTTGGGTAGTGGTTGGGTTGTATAGTACGCTGCTTTTTTATTTTCTATTATGACGTATATTGAAAAAATACAGAACGGTGCTTCGATAACGTTGCATCAAATAAATGAAGAGGTGCTTGCTGCAGTTGACGAGAGGGAACCACATATTGTATTACTAAACTTAAAGCAAGTTAATAAGGGAAAAAGATCAGACGGTAAGGATATTCTACCAAAGTATACACCTGCTACAGTAGCTATTAAAAAGAAAAAGGGACAACCCACAGACAGAGTTACTTTATATGATACAGGAAGTTTCTACGCAGGATGGCTCATACACTCAGAAGAGTTCCCGATACTCTTTAACAGCGCTGATCCAAAGACTGGTGATCTCGTTAAGAAATATGGGGCAGCTATCTTTGGACTTGATCGTGAGAGTCAACGAACACTTAATCAAACCTTTCTTAAGGCTGATATACAAAGACGCATCCGCGGTCTATTATACATATAGCGATATAACACTCAAGTTATATATTAATATCTCAGAAACAAATGATTACTTACGGATATGTAAATCTGGTAAGGGAAACTATGATAATTGTCTAGAGGCGTGGGAAACTATAGTCAAAGA